TCTACTTATGGGAGCTTTGCTCACTTGGTCCTCTGCCGCAAACGGCGAAGACGAGAAACCAAAATTTAGCAACATTAAGCAAGGCGAAGTCGCACCATTTGATGGGCGGCTTTTTAACGATGCTGCTGTATCCAAGATCATTGTTGATAATCAATTTCAAAACCTTGAGTGCAAACTGAGAGTTGATTTTGAGATCGGCCAAGTAAGAGCAGCAGAGCAATATAAATACGATATTCTTTATGCTAAGTCAGAAGCAGACAATCAAAAATATCAAGAGATTATTAATATCCGAGACCAACACATCCAGAGTTTAGAAAAATATGTTCGCCCTTCAAATGCCCATTGGTGGGCTATTGGTGGCTTCACAGTTGGCGCAGGGGCAGCAATCGGTATCATGTATGCTATTAAACCGGGGATTCAATGAGTAAAAAGGATCCAAATTATACAGTAAAAGTTGAGAAAGCAATTGCAAAGAAATATGGTGAAGAAACAATACAAAACCCCAAGAGCAATTGGACCGACGAGAAAGAAAAAGAGTATTTGTCTCAACTAAAAGAAACACACAAATACTATGAAGACAAAGAAGATTTTGATCGAGAAGAAGTAAATGGGGTTTTTATTCCGAAAAAACTACTTAATAAAGAATCCGAACGTTCTTGTCCGATTTGTAATACATACTCTTTTAAATCAAACGATGATGTCTATATGACGAAGTTTGATTGCTGCGAAAAGTGTTACATACAGTGGATTGAAGGTCGGGAAGATAGATGGAAAAAAGGTTGGAGACCCAAAAAATGAAACTCACTAAAGAACAACTCAAGCATATTATTAAAGAAGAGCTTGAAAAACTTACAACACAAGATACCTCTGAAGAGCAAAACACAGAAGAGGAAACAAACAAATGAGTTCAAATACACTAAAAATCGTACAAGGGCTTGCTCAAGCAGCAGCTAATTCATATGATGGTTCACATGATGAGCGATATGCTGCCGATGGAAAAGCACGAAAGGCCGGTCTTAGCCGCGAAGAGGGTGATCCCATTCTTGACAAGAGGGTGATCGATGGATTCAAAGTTAAGTTTTCCGGTGATGCAATGTGTATCAATTACCAATCAGAAGTTAAGCTCAAAGAAGTTTATGCTGGTGGGTTTGAAGACGAAATGGCGAGACGAATTAACGAAATTAAAAAGTTCTTGCAAAAAGAATATAAAGCCATCACTGGTGAATCAGTTAAAATCACCCCCATGAAAGAAGATGAAATGAAAGTATTGGTTCAATCTGTTTCTCGCGTTCACTCTTGGGTGCAAGCATATCAATGGTATAAAATCTCCGGTGTTGATTCAGAACCAATCTTGTCTCCTTCCGAGGATACAGTAGATAAATCAATCAGAGATTTTCTTTCTCTTAGTTCTAAAAAGAGGCCAAGTAACGACACTAGGAAATAATGTCTTTTAAACTCTCAAAAAAGGAGATTGTAAAAGAAATCCTTAAATGCGGGAAAGATCCAGTTTACTTTACAAATAATTTTTGTAGGATCTCACACCCGCTGAAAGGACTCGTTCCGTTTAAAACTTATCCGTATCAAGATGATTTATTAAACGACTATAGCGACTTCCGCTTTACAGTTATTCTAAAAGCCCGACAGTTGGGTATTTCAACTATTACAGCCGCATATTGTGTGTGGCTTATGTTGTTTCATCGTGATAAGAATGTTTTAGTTATCGCGACTAAATTTGCGACTGCTGCCAACTTGGTAAAGAAAGTAAAAGCCATAATGAAGAATCTGCCTCCTTGGATGCAAGTGGCTACAATTTCAATTGACAACAGAACATCTTTTGAATTATCGAATGGTTCTCAAATTAAAGCCGCTTCTACTTCTGGTGATGCCGGTCGTTCTGAAGCTCTTTCTCTTTTGGTCATTGATGAGGCTGCTCATGTTGATGGACTAAAAGAACTCTGGACTGGTTTGTATCCTACTCTATCAACTGGTGGTCGCTGCATTGCTCTTTCAACTCCAAACGGTGTTGGAAACTGGTTTCATAAAACCTATATTGATGCCGACAATAAAGAGAATGATTTCCACCCGGTTTGTCTTCCATGGGATGTTCACCCCGAAAGAAACCATGAGTGGTTCAACAAAGAGACAAAAAACATGTCTCGGAGACAAATAGCACAAGAGTTAGAATGTAACTTTAATACATCAGGTGACACAGTAATTCACCCTGATGATATTGCTTGGATAAACGAAACAATTAGAGAACCAGTATATAGAACAGGGTATGATAGAAACTTTTGGATTTGGGAGAAATTTGAAGAAGGATTTTCCTATATGCTTGTTGCTGATGTTGCTAGAGGCGACGGTGCTGATAATTCTGTATTTCATGTTTTAAAATTAGAAACAATGGAAATTGTAGCAGAATACCAAGGCAAACCAACTCTTGATATGTACTCTCAAATGTTGTTCAGTGCAGGTACGGAATACGGAAATTGCCTTTTAGTTGTTGAAAACAACGGAATTGGTATATCGATCTTGGAAAAACTAATTACTCTTGGGTATCCCAACCTTTATTACTCAATCAAATCAACACATGAATTTGTGGAGTCTGTTCAAGGCGAAGCAATGGACACTGCTGTAGCGGGTTTCACAACTTCTACAAAGACTCGTCCTTTGATTGTAGCAAAACTTGAGGAGTTTATAAGAAATAAAATGATAAATCTTTATTCGTCAAGAACTTTTCATGAGTTTAAAACTTTTATTTGGAAAAATGGAAAACCCCAAGCCATGCGATCTTACCATGACGACTTGGTTATGTCTTTAGCTATCGCATGTTGGGTTAGAGATACCGCACTACAAGTAAATCAAAGAGAAGCAGAATACAAAAAAGCAATGTTAAATTCTATGTATCTAAACAAAACCACAATGAACACTTCAATTAAAGGAATGAATGGATACGGATCAGACATCAAAGAAAAACAATTAGAAGCAAAACAACAAATGAGTGATTTTGTTTGGATTTTTAAAGGATAAATAAAATGGCCCCAAGAAGAAAGAATACAAGAAACCCATATAATGACGAATCAGGATTATTTAAGCAACTAACAAGATTGCTCTCTGGTCCATTAACACAGAGACGAACACAATCGGGTCGCCAATTAAGAAGAAGGCATTTGGATATTTATTCTTCTAAGTTTAAATCTGCTTCTGGACAACAATTTAAGAAGTCAGAATATAATCCTATGAATGTGACCACTCTTAATATGATCTCCAACAGGGGTCGCTCTGAGAGATATGTTGATTTTGACCAAATGGAATACGAACCTATCATTGCTTCTGCTATTGATATCTATGCCGACGAAATGACAACTCATTCTTCTTTGCAACCGATGTTGAGAATTAAGTGCCCGAACGAGGAAATTAAATCTATTTTACATTCTTTATATCATAATGTTTTAAACATCGATCACAACTTGTTTGGGTGGTCTCGTACAATGTGCAAGTATGGAGATTTGTTTTTGTATTTGGATATTGATGACAAAATGGGAATCAGAAGTGTAATTGGTTTGCCTCCACAAGAAATTGAAAGATTAGAGGGAGAAGATGAGACAAACCCAAATTATGTCCAATATCAATGGAATAGTGCCGGTATGACTCTTGAAAACTGGCAAATGGCTCATTTCCGCATTCTTGGTAACGACAAGCATTCTCCTTATGGGACTTCGGTTCTTGAGCCTGCCCGTCGTATCTGGAGACAATTAACTCTTCTTGAAGATGCAATGATGGCTTACCGAATCGTAAGAAGCCCAGAAAGACGAGTATTTAAAATTGATGTTGGAAATATCGCACCAAACGATGTTGAACAGTATATGCAGAAAGTTATGACTCAAATGAAACGACACCAAGTAGTTGATCCAAAAACAGGTCGTGTTGATCTTCGCTACAACCCTCTTTCAATTGAGGAAGATTATTTTATTCCTATCCGTGGTGGAACCTCTGGAACAGAAATCACAAACCTTCCCGGCGGCCAGTTTACTGGAACCGTAGAGGATGTTAAATATTTAAGAGAAAAGTTATTTGCTGCTCTTAAAGTTCCACAATCATATCTTGTTATGGGCGAAGGTACCTCAGAAGACAAAACAACCTTAGCACAAAAGGACATTCGTTTCGCCAGAACAATTCAAAGATTACAAAGAGTTGTTATTTCAGAATTGGAAAAGATTGGAATTATTCACCTTTTTACTTTAGGCTTCAGAGGAGACGATCTTTTAGCATTTGACCTTGCTTTGAATAATCCTTCAAAGATCGCTGAACTCCAAGAACTTGAACATTGGAAAACCAAATTCGATGTTGCTGGTGCTGCTACCGAAGGATTCTTTTCCATGCGATGGATTGCCGAACATATGTTTGGTATCTCCGAAGACGAATTCATTAGAATGCAAAGAGAAATGTTTTATGACAGAAAGTTCATGGCTGGACTTGAAGCCGCTGGGCAAGCTCCCGAAGGTGCTGGCGGCGGTGGAGATCTTGATCTCGGTGGCGACGAAGGCGGTGGAGACGAACTTGATCTCGGTGGCGGCGATGAACTTGATCTCGGTGGTGACGAAGGTGCCGCCGAAGAACCCGCTGCTGAAGACGATAGTGCTCTTCTCGCTGCCCCCGGTAAACGAGCCGACGATAAAACTAGAGGCCCATATAAAAAACATCAGTTAAAATATCGCAAAGGCGGTTTCTCTAAACATATGAAAAATCAAGCCACAGGCGAGTTTGGAAACACAACCAGAAGTATTTATAAAGGTAAGACTGGCTATGGTGGACTGGACTCATTAACCAGAGGCGTAACAGAAAATAAATCATTGGACAAAATAGAAGAAGAAAAACTATTTAAAACATCAACAGAAATAAAGAAGCTTTTAGAAGGCTTAAATAACTTGGAGAACAAAGAGAATGAGAGTAAGACACAATAAGAAAAGAAACACCGCTTTTCTTTACGAATCATTAATCACAGAATTAACAAAAGCAATTGTCCGAGGACAAGAAGAGAAAAAACAAAAAGTGCTGGAGACCATTAAAAAATATTTTAATGCTGATTCTCCATTAAAGAAAGAATTGGAAATCTACAAATCTGTATTAGAAGCAGACAAAATGTCTCCGAATCTTTCTCAAAGGTTTTTGTTTGAGGTCAAAAAAGATTTCAATAACCTTGATAAGAAAGAAATCTTCAACCAACAGACCGCTTTGATTAAAGAGATCAACGAGTCTTATTCTAATGCTGTTTTCTCAAACTTTATATCAAATTATAAGAACATCGGATCTTTGTATCAGTATTTCAATTCAGAGGGTGCTAATGCTAAAACTCGTTTGATCTTGGAACAAAGAGTCGTTGGAATGCTTTCTTCCACAAAGACAGAAGAAAAGCAAGAAATGAAACATATTGATAGTTTGGAGTATAAGACATTCGTTAATAAATTTAATGAAACTTATGATAATACTCTTCGTAAAGAACAAAAGGATCTCTTAACAAACTATATCACATCTTTCTCAGATAACGGCCTTGGTCTTAAATCGTTTTTGAACGAAGAAGTGGCCCGACTCAAGGAACAAGTCTCAAAATGTTCCGAGACAGATAAAATTAAAAATAATAAAGAATTCTATAACAATACTCAAAGAATTCTTGAGAAGCTTGAAAATTATAAGAAAACTCCAATTACCGAAGAATTGGTAAAAGAAGTATTCTATATTCAAGATTTTGTTTCTGAGGTGCTCGAATAATGGCTATTAAAGTAAATATTACCGATCCTACCCCAGAACCAATCGAACAACCAGCAAACGAGACGGTTAATATTAAGATCGTTGATCCCAATAGACAAATGCTGGAATTTAAATTAAATATGCGAAGGGCTCTGAACGGCGACTTGATGATCTTTGATCATGCTGATATTGATATCGTTGTTATGCTTGAATCAAATAAGATTGTTGCCTTTGCTAAAGATTTAATGTCCGAAGTGGTTTATGGAGCAGAGAGCCGACTATTTGATCACCTCAAGAAAAAGGGTGTTGTTGCTTTTGATTCAATTCAAGGCGGTAATGTCTACGGGTCCCTTGAGGCTAAAATTTTAGAATCAACAGAGCTTGATTCGGTCAAAGCTTCTTTATATGAAATTAGCCAATGGATGGACGGAGAGCGACCATACTTTAAAGCTATGGAAGCCTATGATGAAATGATGGACGATGCCTTACTTGATCCTGATGCTGAAAATTCAACTGAACTCGGCGAAGTTCCACAAGAAACTGAAAAAGGCTCAATACCTCAAAGCGATGTATTTGGTTCGTATATTTATGGCCGGTATTCATATGAGTAACAAATGGACTTAAATAATAGCACTTTGCATATTAGAGATGATCTTAACATGGTAGAATTTGACATGGGAATGATTTGGTTTGTTTTAGCCGCTTATGGTCTAACACAAATTTTAGTTTATTCTAAAATATTTGAAAAAATCCGACCCCGAAGAGACCAATACGGCCTTATTGGGTACATGGCGAATTGTGCTATGTGTATGGGATTTTGGGTAGGAATGTTTTTGTTTTTCATAAACGGCTGGACAGAACTATTTACTTTCAAATACTCCATTGGAAATATGTTTATATGTGGTTGGGTTGCTTCGGGAACTTCATACATATTATCTATGCTAATTAATGATGGTGGTATAAAAATTAACAAAACAGGAGAGGACAAATGACTTGGACAACTAAATGGATGCTACAACCAGTTCGTCGTTGCTGCTCTGGATCCTAACTCGGACGGGTTACGCCCGTTTTTTATTTTTTAAGGAATTATAATAATGAAAATTACAAAAGAAAGATTAATACAAATAATTAAAGAAGAAATAGAAGAATCAAGAAGTCGTTGGCGAAAGCATAAATGGGATGAGATAGACTATGAATTAAAACCCAAGCCCAGTGGAGCTTCTATGGCCGCTACTTCTAAACCCGCCCCGCCCACCGAAGAAGAACAGTGGCAAAAAGCATGGCGTTGGGATGCAATTGTTCCAAGGGACTTTGCTGTAGAACATCCAAATCATCCCGAAAGAGGGGAGATGACATTAGATCAGCATATGACACTTGCTTTATCTCCGCAATACGGATTTAGTGGTTCTAGAAAATATATCAATGCTTTAAAAAATAAATTAGACGCAGATAGAACCAATCCTGTTGGTCGAGCTTTTGCTGAAAAGCTCGATGGTAAGGTTGATAGGTATTACGGATAACAAGGAAGTAAAATGAAAAAACTATTAACAGAATTTTATGAATTATGTAAAGATGGAATCTGCCAAGATCTCTTAACCGAAAGAGAGAAAAAGGAAGTTGCCGATGGTGCCCTTTATCTTTCCGGTCGCATTCAAACTTGCGAGAAGAAGAATGGTAATGGTAGAATCTATCCTTGTAATGTTTTGAAAAGAGAAATTAAAAAATATGAGAGTATTGTAAAAGATAACAGAGCATTGGGTGAATTAGACCACCCAGATGATTCAGTTATTAATCTTCGCAACGTATCTCATTTAATTACTTCTATTTGGTGGGAAGGTAACGATGTTATCGGAAAGATCAAAATTTTGGACACACCATCAGGCAAAGTTGTAAAAGACCTTGTTAACTCCGGTGTTAAGCTTGGTATCTCGTCAAGAGGTATGGGTTCTGTCCAAGAACAAATGGGAGCATCTATGGTTCAAGAGGATTTTGAGCTAATTTGTTTTGATATTGTATCTGAGCCTTCAACACCAGATGCTTATATTTATCCAGATAGTAAATCAAAAAGTATCTCCACTTCTATTTATGAAAAGAAAATCAACGAAAATAAGACCGAGATTATCGGAGACTTATTTAAAAAAATATTAAAAGATTAATCTGAGGTAATAATGAAAAAAGACGAATTGAAAAAAATTCTCAAACCTTTAGTAAAACAATGTATTAATGAAGTGTTATTGGAAGAAGGTATCTTATCAACAGTAATAGCAGAAGTTATGAAAGGTACTTCTACTGTTAACATCAATGAGACCAAGCAACCGCAACAGGTTGACAACACAGCCGCCTTGGAAGCCAAAAGAAAGCGACTTTTAGAGCAAAAAAGAAAACTTCTTGATTCAATCGGAACAGATTCTTATAACGGTATAAATGTTTTTGAAGGAACCACACCAACTAGGTCTGCCCCGGCCCCCGGTGAAACTCAAACACAAGGTCCTTTAAGTGGAGTTTCACCGAACGATCCGGGTGTGGATATTTCCTCTTTTATGACATCCGCCCAGAAATGGGCAAAGGTAGTAGGTAAATAATATGGCCTGTAATTATAAAGTTAGACCTCGTAGAAACGAGCCGATTGAAAGAGTTATTAAAAGATTTAATAAAAAAGTTAAGAAACTTGGTATTATTGACGAAGCCAAGGAGCGCCGCCACTACATCAAGC